ACTTAACTTAAAACCCCTGTCTGGGGGAGAAGAAACTGACATCATTAAAATTACAAATGAAGTTAATGTATATGAAGATTTATTTCTTCCTTTTACTGTGGGGGATGTTATTATAACGGATACGACTGGATTAATTGATAGTTTACCTATAACACAACAAGAAGAAATTAAAATAGAATGGAAAACTCCTTCTATGGACGCTATTAAAAAGAAGTATATTGTTTATAAAATTTCTAATCGAGTTCCGGGTCGCTATGCTTCATATAGTTTTGTGTTACATTTTGTGACCGCAGAAGCAATTAAAAATTCAAACACAAGAGTAAGTAAATCATACAAAGACATGACTATCAAAGACATTGTTACTGATATTTTTGATGAGTATTTGAAAGTCGATGGGGAATTAGAATGGGAACACGACCCGACAAACGAAGAAGAATTTAGTTGTGTTATTCCAAATTGGCGTCCTCTTGCGGCAATCAATTGGGTGCTTGAGAGGGCTTATCTAGACAGTCCTCAAAATGCAAACTTTAGATTTTATGAATCCCTTGATGGAGAAGAAACACCTAAGTTTAAAATCGCCTGCATATCACAATTAATTCAGGAAGAGTCTGAGGAAGAGCAGAAGTTTTCATATTCACCATCAACAATACCCGGTAGTAAGGAGTATGAAAACAGTAAGGATCCAGTCAAACAATTAATGAATGTATCCCAATACTCGATAATGGATACCGACAAATTAGTTCTACTAAAAAGAGGTGTATTTTTCTCAAGAGTTATTGACCACGACATCGTTAGAAAAACTATTCGCACAACAGATTTCAAATATACAGAAAAATTTGATGAAGCCAAACATATGTTCACTGGTAAATTGTTAGAAGAGGGAGATAAGGGGTTATCAGAAGATAAAGAGGATCCAAAACCAGGCACGGGCCTGCCGTCAGTCACTAGACTAGTTTCAAAACACAAATATCTTTTTTCAAAAGAAGAAGATGATGAAGGGCAGGACAGAATAGGCGGAGATGATGTGGATTGGCTTTTACCTTCAAGGTCTAGAAAAAATGACATACACACATATCAAGTTAATATAGAAGCACCCGGCGATTCTAGAAGGCGTGTGAGCAAAATGGTTGAATTTTCAATACCCATGCTAGATGCCCAACAAACCCAAACCATGGCCAATTCAAGTGGTTCTGCAAGGGATCCTATGTCGGATGGTAAATATTTACTTGCAAGTGTTAGACATAGAATGAGTCCGCACGCCCCAACTATTGGGTCTGCATATCAACAATTGATGACACTTAAAAGAGACAGTATTAAAGAAGCATACATGACATCAGGAGGTCAAGACGAGCAGTCAATCATTGAAGGTGATGACCCAATGAGTGATTCGTTCGGCGAGACCGCTTTTGCATAATAGGATAAAGAATTATGAGTGATAATATAGTAAATTACATGGGCAAAGATGGATTTCACTGGTGGCAAGGTGTTGTCGAGGACAGGATGGATCCAAAAAAACTCGGTAGAGTACGAGTTCGTATTTTAGGAATACACACCGAAGAAAAAGATTTAATACCAACAGAAGAATTGCCATGGGCATATCCTATGCAACCGATAACAAGTGCGGCCATGAGTGGAATGGGTGTAACACCTTTAGGACTTGTAGAAGGTACTTGGGTTGTTGGATTTTTCCGAGACGGTCCAGATAAACAACAACCAATTGTTATGGGTTCAATCGGAGGTATTCCAGAAGAAGAAGCGGATAAAGAAAAAGGATTCAACGACCCAAGAGACACTTCTTATGAAGAGTTTGGTGATGTACTACTTAAAGATGCCCCCAAAGATGCCGGAAGAAAAGAAGGCGGTAAAGGTGAATTTAAAAATCAAGAATATCCAGACGGCGAAGATAAGTACGGCCAAGAACACGGCGCACAACTAGGTAAAGAAGGTGGATTGGAAAATGAAGATGAAGGGAAGACTCATCCGAAAGAAGAATATCTAGAAGAACCCGACACGAATAGGCTTGCACGAAACGAAAAGATTAATGAAACTATTGTAGAACTCAAACGAAAAACTTTTCCTGGTGATGGACTTCGTTTAGAAAAAATAGATGTTGCTGATTGCGACAATGACGAATTCGATTGCGGTGTGACAAATGAAAGTAAAGCCGCAAAAGGAACAGAAAAGAACAACGGCGGAGACAATCCTCAAACATCTACATCATTTACATCTCTCAAAGAAGAATATAGATTATGGACTGATGAACCAAAAAATGTAAATGATGCCGAAGTTTCAGAAGGTGATGGGCAATGGACTGAACCAGAAACACCGTACGGTAAAATAGACGGCGAAGATATTGAAGAACGAGAAGTTAATGATGCAAAATTTCAAAACTACCCTTACAATCATGTGTTTGAATCTGAATCGGGACACATCATTGAAATAGATGATACGCCTAATTCAGAAAGACTACACATATATCATCGAACAGGTACTTTTCAAGAAATACATCCTAATGGAGACAAAGTTACAAAAGTAGTTCGTGATAATTATACAAGTGTTCTTCGTGATAATCATGTTCATGTAGATGGACATGCAAATGTAACTATCGATAAAGCGTTAAAGATTTATGTCAACAGAGAGAAGCATGAAAGTTCAAAAGAAGAAGGATTGAACTTCGATATTCATGTAGGTGAAAATGCAAACTTAAACATTTATATGGAAAAAGGTCATGTCGATGTAAGAGTATTAGAAGGTGATGTGAATTGTCAACTAGACAAAGGTGATATGAATATTCGTCAAGATGCAGGTGATTATAATCACTTCGTTCATGGCGACTATAACCTAGAAGTTACTGGTGATGTTCACACAGTTGTCGGTGCAAACAGAGTCACAGAAATAGGTGGCAGTAGTGACACAAGAGTAGATGGTAAATTCCACTTCACAAATATCACAGAAGGATATCTTGAAACTCATGTAGAGGGTGATGTTAAACACACAATTCATGGGAAGAAAGAACAAGACATTGATAAAAATTGGCAAACAAAAGTTGGCAAGAACTATGAACTAGATACTGGAAAAGAATTTCACTCAATATCGGGTCAGTCACACTTTATCAAAGCAGGAAAAGACACTAACATAAAATCTAGTTTAACAAATAATTTTCAAGCAGGCACGGATACAAATATAAAGTCAGGAACTACTGCGAAATACTCGTCAAGAACTTCAACAAATATTGTTGCTGGTGCAGTGATGAACATTGTCGGCGCGCCACTTAACCTCAATGGGGGTGGCGCTCCAGCCGGCCCAGCCGCGGCAGCAACTCACACCGGACATGAAGATAAACCCGAAAGCCGAATTCAAGGTAAAACTCGTTCAGAAGGACCACAAACAGTGGGTAGTGAACAAGATACCGAACACACACGAGATATAGACCCACAAGACGGAACAGGAGTATAACCATGGCAATACAGTCAGCATTCAGACATTTAGACAAATCAACAGGACATTGTTATCCACCGCGGCCGATTAAATCTTGCTCGACAGATGTTTTTATCAATGGCAAAGGTGGCATTAACATAACACATGATTATCAACAAGTACATTCGTGTGGGAAATCAGCACATGGTATGGGCCCGCCGAAGAAGGGTTCAACAACGGTTTTTCTAAACCGTTTCCCAATGGTAAGAACAGGAGACCCTGTCACCTGTGGAGATTTTTGTAGCAAAGGGAGCCCCAATGTCTTTGTTGGTGGTTAAAAACGGAATACATATTAAACACGAACAAGGAATATTTGGTTGAAAGTAAACACAAGCGAAACTATTGATATTTTTGGCTCCTGGATGGAAGTTGGCATGATTGTCGCGGCGTTTATTGCCGGGATGTTTTTCATTGCATTTCCTTTGGTGAAGAAATTTAAACAAACATTAAATAACAATAAAAATAATACATTCGATTCTCCAGATTTCATTCATACACATACACAAATACACGAATGGTTGACTGAACTCAGAGTAAATCTATATGCATCTCGGGCTTATATATCTCAATTCCATAATGGGGGCGAGTTTCTAACAGGAACTTCAATGAAAAAGTTTTCTCTAACACACGAATCATGTTATACTGGTGTTGCGGAAACAAGAGAATCAAGACATGATGTTCTATTAACATTATATCCTGAATTACTACAACACCTTCAGCAAAACACCCCAGAACTTGTTATGACATCAGAATTACCAGAGTGTTACTTTAAAAGAACACTCGAAATAAGCGGAGTTGTTATGTTATCATTGTTGCCTATAAAATGTTTGAAGGGTGTAAAAACCATAGGATATATCTCTCTAGAATGGTGTGACTTTTCTAAAGCAGATAAGGTTGATGAAACACAATTAGTAGTAAATATGCTGAAAAAACGGCGTTTTATTGAAGCCGAATTCGCAAGGTGTAATAAATAAAGTAATGGCAAAAAGACAGTTTAGAGATTTAGATTTAAATTTTCAACCGCACCCTGTGACGGGTGATGTACCATTTTCGATAGACGAAGAGTCTATTAAAAAATCTATGAAACGATTACTTTTTATAGAACAATATGAAAAACCGTTTCATCCAGAAATACATGCTGGAATGAATAGATTATTATTCGAACCAATGACGCCTGCTGTTGCTTCTGCACTAGGAAATCAAATAAAATTTGTTCTGGATTCATACGAACCGAGGATAAATACATTGAGAGTTGCGGTAATGCCTGTATACGAAAGAAATAGATTTGATATTACTATCGATTTTAGGATAGTAAATCAATCAACAATAACTAGGGTCGGATTAATGCTTGAGAGGATAAGATAATGGCAGAACCAGTTCATAGACTAGACTTCGATGGTATAAAAGCCAATCTGAAAAACTATCTAAAAGACCAAAAAGAATTTTCTGACTTCAACTTTGAGGGCGCAGGTATGAATATTCTTTTAGATGTTCTTGCCTACAACACCCACTATCAAGGT